GCTGTGGTTCCACTCGAATGTATAGTTGTCCGGAGGGCCCTGTCGTAATTATTGCATTTTCTTGTCTCTTAAACAGCCCAGTCGGAACTCCCATTTCTGTATGGTGCCTTACTGCAGGCACATTAAAGGGGTTGTATTCGTGTGCGATTGCTTGATGGAATCGATCTCTCTTGACGCTCATAGTGCTGACTTTAGCGATTTTTTGTCTTGTCCTGTTTTTCGGTCTTTTGACTTTTTGTTTTTGTTGTGCGGACCTGTTTATGTTGTTTTTGACTACTGCCACAAGTTGATTCACTTGGCCTGTGAGTGCTCTCACGGCGTTGTTGGGATTATTATTGGTGTTCTTGTTTCTCATGGATTTCTTTTTGTTGTTTTTATTTGGTTTTCGTTGCATGGAAATTATTCGTCGGCCGGCAACAACACAATATGGTATTTCGAGTTTCTGAAAACGCAAATTGGTGCGAATCTGCACCATTGTATCAACAATCCATTCTACGCTGATTCCGTATTTTCTCTTCCACATCTCAATAATGATCGCGTCCTTCTCCGTGTCGAACTCAGGGGCCTTTATCTTCCTGTCGTAGCCCTTTTTGAGGATGTCTTTGAAATTAGCTTCGATAAATTTTTTGTCTGCTGCGGTTCCGTTTTCCATCAGCGCCAGTGCCAATTCTCTGTATAGAGGGATGTCTCCTCCCCAGGAGATCATCTGGTGGCCTGTGGCATACATGAACTGCATCCAAAAGTCCTCTTTTTTACCGACCCATTTGTTCGTGACGCAGATGGTTGGCAGCACTTTTGATATCTTGCGAAAGACTATCAATTTGCCGTTGTGCCATACTGAATCTCTCGATAAATAGTCCTGGTCGTGGAAGTTGCTGATCTTTACCATTTTGGCACATTGGCCCAGTCCGTGTACTCCCTCCTTCTTGGCCGAGTAGTACTTGTAGATGGTGTCCTGGAATGCTTTTACGCATCTTGCAAGGATTTTGATCATTGTGTCATCCCCGGTGACTTGCAACTTGTAATTTTGTGGCGCAATTTTTGCTTTCCAAAGTACAAATCTCATGAAATAACGCACTCGTATGGAGTTTCCCCATGTTGTCCTGGTTGCGTGTCCTGAAAATACCGTTCCCTCTACTGTTGCTTTATAGAGTTCTTTTCCGGTGACTTTGTTTGCGCAATAGAATCGTATCTTGAGCATTGTGCATGCCATTAGGCATCCCCTTATAAACCAATCAGGCGCAAGAATCCGGGAATGTATGTGTTTCCACAGATCTTGGATGATGTAGTTGTCGACTATTTTCAGCAGGGCGACATCCTGATGGGTGTCGTGCGAGCTCCCGTCGATTGATATGGTCTTTATGTCGTCGAAGTCAACGCCGTTGTTGTGTGACAATTCATAAAGCCGCTCTGTCAGCTCTTCAGCGAGATTTTCGTCGTTGTATCCGAGCATGATCTCAGGGATCGCTGCCTTGGTAGCAGGCAATAGAATTCGG